CTACAGCTGATTTGCCAATGGGAGCTTTTAAGCATACTAACGTGGCTAATGCTACGGCTAGGAATCATTATGCCGCAGTAGGTCAGGTGCAGGACGGAGATTACATCTGGCTAGGTACTACAGGCGGTACAGCTACGGCAATGACTGCAACAGCTACTCCTGCAATTACAGCGTATAAAGATGGTCAAAAGTTTAGGATGAAACCAGGCTTTGATAGCACTGGCGCAGTTTATACATCTCATTCTTTAAACGTAAATAGTTTAGGAGCTAAATCAATTATTGAGCAAAATGGCCAAAGTCCTACGATTGGATCATGGCTTACCGGTACAGGCAGAACTTTGGAGCTGGTATACAATGACGGATTTTTTGTTGTAACATCGGCTCCGCAATATTTTACAACTTGGACTCCTACATTAACGCCACAAAACGGCACAGCTTCAGGAACGGCTTTTTCCATAGCAAAGTATCAGCGCATTGGCGGCAACTCTTGCAATATTACGCTAAGAGCCACATGGACCCAAAACACAGCAAGCGCAAATTTTATTGATATTACATTACCTATTCGACCTAGTATAACTTTGCAAGGATTTGATTGTATTATTACAACAGGAGCAAGTTTAAAAACTGGATTTGCAATCATTTCTAGTAGCGTCGGTTCTGGCACTGTTAGGTGTTATGATTACGATCAAAGCGCAATATTAACAGGAACAAAAGAACTGATTTTATCTGGTACTTACGAAATAGGATAATTATGACATACCTAGATGTTTTGCCGTTTCACTGGAACCCTGCAACTGTATCAAATATTGATATAGTTGCCGCAATTAGGGACTGGCGCAACAAAGAGCTTGCCGCCTCAGATTATACTCAGTTGCCAGACGTAGCAGTTGATAAAGTAGCATGGATCTCCTACAGAGCTAGCTTACGGGCTATGCTTGATAATGTAAGCGATCCTAAGACAATAGTTTTTCCGGTTAGACCAAATGAAGAGACTGAGATTAGTCAGAGTGTCGGAATATAACGGTGCCACAATGGGCGTGTTATGTATCGATGACATGCCTGAGTTTGTCACCTTGGAAGATGCTTGGCGAGCTAATGAGCGTCGTATTAGCTGTATTCCCGTAGGTCGCTACAAAATTAAGCCAAGGAATAGCCCTAAGTTTGGCAAGACTTGGCAGGTTATGGATGTGGTAGAAAGAGACCATATCTTGTTTCATGCTGGAAATACGCACAAAGATACGCACGGGTGCATATTATTAGGCATGCAGTTTGGAACAATTGGATCAGATTCGGCTATCTTAGCTAGTAAGTCAGCGTTTAATCGCTTCTTAGACTTAATGGCGGGTACTCCCGAAGCAGAATTAGTAATAATTGATGCTTACGGAGGCGGTCGTGTCCACTAATATAATTGAACTACAATACTGGTTAGACATAGCTATTAAATGCGCTTTTGGTGTTTTAGTTAGCATTATAGGTATGGATTATCGCTCTATGAAGAACTCCCTAAAGGAGCTAGAGGAGCATAAATACCGGCTATCGGCTGAGGTAAGGATGCTGGAAGGAAGGCTGGACCGTATAGAGTCTAAGCTAGACCGAGTACTTTCTAAATGAAATGGTTACTAATAGCGCTGTTTAGCATTAATACGGCTTATGCTGCGCCTAGCCTATTGGGGATCTGTCATAAAGACTTCCCCTGCAAGCAAGTCAATAACCTGTATCAAGGATTGAATCAGGTAGAACTTAGCTGGTTAGAGACTACCTTTAATGAGCAATGCCCCTGCGTTGATAGCCTTTTAAATGACCCCAGGCGTAAGATTATTAGAGCCCACCTAATACAGAGCCCGTGCATGAGAAACAAGCGTTGTGGCCGCTATGAGGCTCTCTGGGGCTATACAGCGGCGTCGGGTAGTAGAGCTGCGCTAAATCCTAACAGTAGATTAAGAAAAAGGTTTAATAAGGTTGTTAGCCAGTTTAAAGCGAGGGTAACGGGTAAAGAACTTACCTGTTATGTTTCGCCATGTTTGGAGTGTGACCTATATGAATCTGCTAGAAAAGTACTCGCCTCTGTTGTATCTGCTGCTCTGCCTAGCTGTAACATTGTTGACAATCCATACCGCAGAAAGTGCCTCCCAGGATACACCTGTGAACAACACGGAGTTAATCCTAAGCTTACTGCCCCGTGTATAGTGGACCTAGACGGCATAGACGGCTCCACGGTCGATATAAAAGCTTGGGTTGCCAGGTACAAGCACTGTGACCTAACATATTATTGGGAACCATGGATGAACTGCATCAGAGGTAAGTTTGTTGATCCTAGGTCTCGTAACTGTAAATACCCTGCCTCGACATTTGAAGGCACTAAAGGAGTCTTATGCCAATACTTTTATCAATCGTCAGACATTTGCTTACCCTAGCTGCTGGTAGCCTTTTAACCATTGGCGTATCAGAGCATGACGCTGAGAATCTCGTTAGAGCTGTTGAGCCTGTAGTAGCTGGTGCTGTTATGTACGGCACTGCTCAGGCTTGGTCAGTTATTGAGAAGAAGAAGAAAAAATAGGCTTCTTACCCTTTAGCTTTGACACGTATCTTGTCGTGCCTGTACTGCGTAATGACGTTATCTCAGGCCCATCGGCTAGCTTCTGGACTCGCTCTCTAATCATCTTAGCAGCATCAGGAAAGTCGAAGAGATTATCACAGATGTATTGTAGGTTGTTTGGCCTGGGTTGCAGGTCAAAGAAGAACTCATGCAGTGATGCTTTAGATGGCCTAGCTAGTGATGCCCACATGCCTAAGTAATCCATCATCGCTCTTTCTATAACTGCCAACCATAGAGCATGCTCTGGCGTGGCGAACTTTATCTCGCCAAATATTGATTCATCCACGGTTACTTTTTCACTAGGTCTAGCCAATCTTCTAAGAACAGAGTCACCAACCACGGTCTCCCATTCTTCCTATGTATAACGACTGGGGTATTATCGCCACAATCTCGCACAGCCTGGTCAATGGCTTTATCGACATTGAGGTTCTGAACTCGTTTAACTTCTAGGTGCCAATTACTTAGCTCCTCACAAAGTACATCAGAATCTCCTGCTTTACCACAGAATTGCTGTGTGCGCCTAGCTGTTAGCCCGTGTTCCTTTAGCTTATTTGCTAGTTCCCGCTCTCCTGCTGCCCCTTTTGCCCTTGAGTTTACCATTACTTTTCCGTCTCCTGTTTATTTAAATGCTCTTTTAAAGTTCGGTATAAGGAGCTGCGAGTATCATATTGTTTTGGTAAGAATGCTCCTAAGAAATGTTTTCCACCATAGTAAATATCTCTTAACTTATATCTGGCTCGGTTGCCAAATGACTGTAAAAACCGCACGCATTTTGTTAACTTGTGCGATTCTATCTCGCGCAAATTATCGCTATACAGCTTACATTCAGCGACTAAATCTTTTATCTCTTGCTCTGCTTGTATTAATTCTTTAGTTTTTTTGCGTAGGAAAAACTTTTCATCTCGCAGCAAATTTGAGCGTATTTCTATAATGCTATTGTATCGCTGTTTTGCTGCCTGAAAGCCCTGTTTAAATAAAACAAGTTCTTCTGCGGACCCTTCAAAAGCATCAAATATGCGCTGGTCTCGCAGTAAATTATACGCTGCAAACTCCTTGTCACAGTTTGCCGATTCTTTACAAAACTTCTCGTATTCAGCTTCCCAATCGATTTCGTCTATAAGAATTATCATGCCATTCCCAAACATTACTTCTCCGTACTAAAGATATAATCCTGTCTAGCTAATCCGCTTGGGAATTCCATATTACCTTTGGTAAAGCTAGGCTCATTAAATACTACCTTATCCGTTGGCTGTACTGTTAGACGGCCTATGTCTAACTTGATAAAGCAAAACTCCTTAGCTTGATCTGGTACTGCTGAGAAGCCATCACCAATAGGAGCAGCGGTAAACAAGTACTCGCCTGTGTAATCGCCGTGCTTAGTCTTAGCCTTGCACTGGAGACCTGATAGGTAATTATACTCTAGCAAAGTAAACTCTTCACCGTAGCAGTCCCAGGTTTGAGCTTCATACGGCGACCAAGGTCGAGGCGGCTCCGGCACAAATGACATCGCATGAACTGGCACGTTCCTGTATATCGCTCCGCACTCTAGCATTACAGTGCAGCCCCATACTCTGCCAGGGTAGGACACTAGCCCAAACCATACGCAGGGTATTATTGAAAAGTCCTGCTTATGCGTGAAAGCACTACTAACGTAGCAATAGATGTGACGTGGTAGTTCTCCGACTAACGTATATTTCATCCTTCCCCCTTCTCCCCCAATCCCCACCGCTCAGCTATCTCACCAAGCGTAGTCTCGTTCTCATGTAGCCAATCACAGAGCTGATCTAGCATCTCCTTGCGCCCCATGAGCAAAGCACTTACCTGCGGGATCTGGAAATTCTTAGCATCGATCATAGCTATCTCTAAGTCTCTTGCCTGTTCATCAATCCAGCTCCACAGATTCTCAGCGTTACAATACTTGTGTTCGTTCCAGTCTCGGCTCATTTCTCCTCCTTCGGCGGTGCTGGTAGCGGCATCCAGTGGGATATGCTTTCTAATCCGCAAATTAAAAGTCCTGTTTTGGTTGAAGCATAAAAGCTAGGACTGTTATCTGAGCTTCTGTTTTGATACCGACAGCAATTACAAACTTCTTTGTTTTCAACAAAAGCTATAAATTGTTGATTTATTTCCGGCAGCCTATCCTTAACGCTGATCCATTTCGTGGCGTCAGGAGATTGATCCTTTGCGGCTTGATAGCCTTGATAAAACCCATCTCTGGCTATCGTATATTCATAGTCTCGTTGTGTACTACCAAATCGTTTAGAATCTTTATGTTTTAACCATTTAACTGCGCCATAATCCTCTGCAAGTTTCCATGCTAAATGAGTTCTATTAACAGCTTTGTCTTTAATTCGATCTATATACTCCTCTGCAATCTCTTCAGGTGTCTTGCTCATCCTTCATCTCCTTTTTAGTCATTCGCCTAGCTAGCTTTTGATGGTCAATAATTGGCGTAAGGCGATAGTCTTCATCAAGTGATGATTGCATAGCCATAGATCCCTTTATGCAACCAATCTCAAAGCCAGCCTTGTAGCCAGCGAGGAAGGCATCTTTGACTAAATACTCTGCTGCATGATTTATTGCATCGCAAGCCACTTTGTCTTGATTACAATACTCTTCTGCCATCTTTTCAGGTGTCTTCATTTGCTCCCCATCTTTGCCAATACACTCTTTAGCGCATACTGTGCGGCTCCTAACCCTGGATATTCCGTTCGCTGTGCTTGCACTGCTTGTAGCTCCTCTTCGACTATAGCCTGTGCCGCCTTGTAGCCAGCAAGAAAAGCGTGTTTAGTCCAATAAGCTGATTCATTATCATAGCGGATATACTCCATCGCCATCTCTTCAAGTGTTTTACTCATGTTTACCCGACCAACCATTCTTTAAAATCTTGTTGCTCTTCTTGTTTTTCCTCATCGCTTAACCGCTCCCAAGGCTCCATCTCTTTCAGTGTATATGTGCCATCTTTACTAGCCGTAGCAACCTCACACCTAGTGTTAGGACACCATTTAAAACCGTTAGACTTAGCCCCTGGCATACATACCCACCCACATAACGGACATCTTATATCTTCATTACTCTTCATCAATCGCCTCCCATACTTGCGTAGCTTCTGGCCCTAGTATTGCCCGTACATAGTTAGCGCAACCATCGCTCCAACTGCTTAGCACTAATAGAGCGTGTTCCAACTTCTCTATACGGGCTTCTAGCTCCTTTAACTTTGCCTCGCTCATTCGTTATTCTGTTTTGTAAGAGTTGACCAATACTCTGGTACTGGAATTGCTATTTCTTTCTCATCTGTATACCAACAAAACTTACCCATACTTACATCGACCCAGCCTATCCAAGTGATATGCCCTCTTTTGCACATCACTCGTTCAGTTACCGGAGGCAACTTGCTATCCACGCTAATCCAACCAGCTTCTTTTTCTTCTACTTCTTCCTCTAGTTTGTAATTGTCTGACCCATCATCTAACCATTTTTGAATCTGTCCCTCTATGTAGCGTTTACCTTTTGCATAGCCAGATAAGAACCCTTCAGAAAAACCTCTGTTGTACTCGTCTTTAGCTAAATTATTTTCGATCCCAGCGAGGTAACTATCTATCACTAACAAGCGCTCTGAATGGCTTAGCTTTAACTTTTCGGCATATTCTGTTGCTATTTGTCTTTTATCTCTCATTTGTTACCTCATCATTATTAACTGGCCGTAAAATAGCCTTGAGCCGGTGCTCGCTGCCGTCCAACCAGCCAGCTAAATAGGCTAGTTGAGCGGCCTCGTTATCTTGTAAGCCTTTTTTATTGATGTACGTGTCTAAAGCTTCTTGTATCGGATTGTCGTTCTTCATTTTTACCCCTTTTTTTTGTCTAAAATGGCAGGTCATCTACTTCGGCATCTGTGAGCTCGTACTTCACATTAGGGGCCGGCTTACCCTGACCGCTTGGGATACCTTCAAACTCATGAGTTTCGCGAGTCCCACCGTATGCCAAAGCCTGTTGTAATAGCTCTATTAACGCCTCAGCCTCTTCTTTAAATAGGCTCTTGGTCTCCCGCCATTCTCCAGTTTGCTTGTCTTTGTACCGCTTCTGGATGCTGTAGCTATAGCCTCCGTTTTTAGTCGGCCATACTGCTACGGATACGCCTTTATTCTTAAAATCTTGTACAGGTTTGTTCATACTTTTCCTTAATTTAGTTAATACACTTCCTAAAACTACATCGAACTTAACAGCACTCCTAGACACTGTTACCTCCTTCTGTTATGTTTCCAGAAGAGCATCAGTCCATGATGCACTCCTAGTTAGGCCCGTTAGGTGTTACCCCTCCTAGCGGGCTTTTTTTCGTCTTCAATCGCCAACTTGTCTGGATCAATCATCTCTTGAACTATCTGGATAGCCCAATAGAGCCCGTCTTGTTGCCCACGTTCCCAAGTGCTTAGATGGTGCTCATTCCCCAGACTCTCTATTGCGATCCTTAGCCTTTTCTTCACGTCTTTCAATGCGCTTGCGATAGTCATTTAAAGCATCCCCAATTATATCTGTTACCCATTTGTTTTGTTTGTGCGCCTCCTGCTTAATCCAAGCCAGCATCTCGAATGAATAGTAGGTCGTATAACGCCTGTAACCATCTCTAACTGCTGTGCTGCGGACCGCATCGGCCCGCTCTTTAAACCAGTTTCTCTTTACTTTCGTTTGCATCTGTTACATCCTCTGTTATGTAGTTACTAAGCCGCTCTAAGCGTAGCGGAGCCCTCCAAATATCGCCAATCACGTTTACCGCTCGGCAATCTCTTAAGTAGGCTGCTGCTTTGCCCTTGTTGGGCTCTTCCATGGAGCCAATGTCGTAAAAAGTAGGTATTAACCTGCTTTTTTCTGGCATTTTTGGAGTTTCTAGCCCTTCGACCTCGACATTTTCAGCCTTAAAGCCTAAAACCTCGCCTGTTTTAGTGCTTACAACGGCCTCCATGCCTTCAATCGGCTGCACTATCGGAGCTGCAAAGCTAGACGGCATCTCTTCAGCCGTATAAAGCCCGCCTAGTTCCTGGATAAACGCCTCTCTTATAGCTAGGCTCTTCGCACACTTTGATAGCATAACTGTGGGCATTTGAGCCCATACCGGACTTTTCTTGCCGTATTCAGCCATGTAAGCCGTAGCTACCGATGGAAATCTGCGGTCTTTGCGGTACACTTTTACAGTACTGCTGATAAGCTGCTTATCGTCCCACTCAAAAGTGACCTCCATGCCGTCAAATTGTGGATGCGAGTTAGCTATCCTTAAAAAACCGTTGATCCCCGTCATTAGCTGCAAGCGTCCACCTGCTTTGATAGCCCAGATCTCTTTAGTCGCTGGATTCAAGCCGGTGGCCCTGCACATCTCAGCAAATAGCAAAAACTCAGGCTCAGTTAGCCCTGGTGCTACTGTATTGCGGAGAGCTTGCAACATCTCCATATTCATGTTTGTTGTTGTTAATTCTTTACTCATATTTTCCCCTTTACTTAGCTTCTTTACCGTTTAAAGTTAAAAACTGCTCAACCATTAAGTTGCAACACTTTTCTAAGTTCATCTTTTTCTCTATGCATAACTCATGTATTGCTACTCGTTGCTTGCCCGATACATCAATATTGAGCCGGACTCTTTGCTTCTCTGCTGTTCCATTAAACATGCGAGGAACTTTGTATCTATTTCTTTTGCTTCTCGCCCGTTTTTGATTTTGCTTTGACGAATTAGAACAAGGCTTGCAATAGCTTTGCAAACCGCCATAAGCATTAGAAGCTTTGTAATATTGGTTTGCAGGTTTTTCTATCTGACATTTAGCGCACAGTTTTTTTACCTGACACTTCGCACGTTGTTCTTCTTCTTTATAGACGCCATTAACAGGCCCCAAAAGCAGTTTTTGGATTATCTTTTTTAACATACCCCTCCTAGTTAAGAGTTTCCCCCTGTATACAGCATAATCTGTTAACTGTATACACCTTAATTTAATTTTACCCATTATTTTTTGATAGACTTATTACTTTGCTCGCATAGCGTTGCCCCTCGGCACATTTAACCCTACCGCAGTTATACACAGTCAGAGCTTTATGCAGATCCCCATGCTGATCTAGCTCTTCCCGTAATATCTGCGCTCCACATCTAACGTTGTAAGTCGGGTCCCACAGTTTACCAGCATCACGGAGACCACACCTGGCCGCATTAGCCGGCATAATCTGCGCAATTCCCCTGGCTCCTACCTTAGACACTGCCGCTGGATTGTATGCGCTTTCCACCCTCACCAGAGCCCGTAGAACGGACCGCCTTAGCCCGTAAGCATCGGCGGCCCTGTCTATCTCAGACTCTAGCAAAGAGCGGCTAGCTTTAGCCGGTAGTCTTGCCACCCTACTCCCGTGGTACACCAGGCTTTCAGGTAGCGAGCAGTAACAAGCTGCGACGACCATAAGGGCGCATAACAAGCCGCCCCAATGATCCCTATTTTTATCCGGCGTCATTTACTTCTTTGTTGTTGTTGCGGTGGTGGTGGCGAAAAATTGCCTAACGGCACCTCGTCAAAGACATAAAGCTTAATGCCAATCCACAACGTTATTACGCCTATAAAAAAGCACAAGTGTAGCAACGAAACCCCAAGCCCAGTTAATGTAAATAATAGTTCTTTTACCTGTTTCATATTATCCCCTTCTCCTCTTTAGTTTCATTGCGTGATGCAATAATTAGATTTACTAGCTCCAGTTTCCTATTAGCTGCCCATAAATGCCGCTCAGCTATAGCGACCACGTTCGTTAGAGTCGCTAAAGACTCTGCGATTTCTTCTATCGTATTAAGCAATTTTGCTTTTTCTTCTCCCCTGTCCATTATTTTACCTCCTCAGTTTGCTTACAGTCCGACCATAAGTAACACTTTAACGGTACGTTATGGGTCCGCTGTGACTCCTGTCGCTCGTCGACACGAGACACCCAAAGTTTCCCCCCAACCTCCATGCCGGTACAACCAACACAGTTAATTACTACTGCTACAACTGCGGCCACATAAGCCAAGTATCCTATTGTTTTCATTTTCTTATCTCCTAGTTAAGTTAAACATCTTACCAATTATCCAATCCCTTCATCGGTTGGCCTAAACCGTCATTGGGTACTACCCGCTGCACGGTCTCAGAGCCAACCAGATCGCGATCAAGCAAGCTTTGCTTTGGCCTAGTCGTGGTCACTACTGAGTAACCCGTCCCCCAAGGGCCCCGATCCTCTGGCACCGGTAATACCGGCTGGACCGGTAGGCCGTACACTGGGGCCGGTTGCTGCACCTGCGGAAAGCCCATAATCGCATTAAACTGTTCATTAGTTACTCCGCTTTGTCCTAGAGCTACCCCAGGCACCAATAAAACCGCTAAAATTAATCTACGCATAAATCCTCCAATATTTCGTTAATCATGATCTTGTCTCTGCCTTGCATAAAAGCATGGTAGAGAGCTTCAAGCATCCTATCATAGCTTCCCTTGCCCAAAACTGCTTCATAGGCGTCATAGAGGCAGTCGCCTGCCTCCATGTTTGCCGCTATAGCGTCAACCAGTGGGTTGCGCTGCATTTGGG